TTCATTCAATTTTTTACCTTTATCACGTTTTGATAAAAGAATAATAACACTCTTTTTACATTAAAATTGTGTTGTCAATTTTGATAAAGGAAAAAATTATGAATGACTTACAAGTAATTGAAGTGCAAGAACGAAGCCTAGCCGTGCAAGAACGTGAATTTGCTTTGCTTGATCGCAAAATGGAATTAGAGGCCAAAAAATTAAAACGTGCTGAGTTTTGGGCCACTAAATTAGCATCAAGCGACCTTGTACCTAAAGACTTTCGCAACAACCCTGCAAACTGCTTTATCGCTATTCAATGGGGTGAAGAAATAGGACTTGCACCATTACAATCAACTCAAAATATAGCTGTAATAAATGGCCGTCCCGCCCTGTGGGGTGATGCTTTACCTGCGTTAGTTAAAGCGTCCAAACAATGCGAATACATTAGCCTCACCTGTGAAAACAACATTGCCACTTGCAAGGTTAAACGTGTTGGCGAACCTGAACATACTGTTATTTTTTCAAAAGCAATGGCTGAAAAAGCAGGGCTTTGGAATAAACAAGGACCATGGTCACAGTACCCTGAACGTATGCTACAAAACCGTGCTCGTGCTTTTGCTCTGCGTGATACATTCCCCGATGTACTTAAAGGTCTGTACACAGTTGAGGAACTTGACGATAGTCGTGTACCCATTAGCATGGGTAACGCTGAGATTGTAGAACCACCAGTTGCACAAAATCAAATTGCTGGCACTGCTACTTTTGAGTTTTACAGTGATGAAAAATTTAAATCTAATACACCAGTATGGCAGGCATTAGTAGAGTCGGGCAAAAAAAGCGCTACTGATCTAATCGCTTTTTTAGGTACAAAAGAAAACCTGACAGACGAACAAAAAACGATTATTCAAAGTTGGGCTTTACCGATTGATAACGAAACTCAAGGCCAATAAAAATGAAACAAATTGAATTAAAGCAAGGGTCAAAAGAGTGGATTGCCCACCGCTTAAACCATTTTAATGCTAGTGATGCACCTGCAATGCTTGGCGTTTCAAGTCACGAATCAAGAACCGATTTCATGAAGCGTCTTGCATATATTGAAACTGACCCGTCACGTTTTCAACAAACAATTTTTGATAAGGGTCATAAATATGAAGCCCTAGCCCGTCCAATGGCTGAAAAAATTATCGGTGAAGATTTTTACCCAGTTGTTGGCATTAGCACAATTTACCCTAAATTAGCTGCCTCGTTTGATGGTATGACAATTTTAGGTAATGTTATTTTTGAACACAAAACATTAAACGCAACTATTGAGGCCGTTGCGTTTGACGCTGACACAAAAGAAATAATTAATGCTTTGCAAATTGCTGAAATGTACCTGGTACAAATGGAACAACAATTATTAGTTTCAGGCGCTGAAAAATGTTTGTTTATGGCGACTAAATGGGATGCTGAAAATTTAATCGACTACCGTTATTTTTATTATTTTTCAGATGCTGTTAGGCGTGAAAAAATAATTGCTGGCTGGGTCACTTTTGAAGCTGACTACATTGAGTTTAAAAAAACCTATGAATTGCCAAAGCTGGTAGAGCCAAAGCAATTAGATATTTTGCCATCGCTTAGAGTAGAGGTAAAAGGTGAAGTTGTGGCTTCAAACATTGCTGACTTTGAAGTTAAAGCTTTTGCCGTTTTAAACTCAATCAAAAAAAACCTAGTCACTGATCAAGATTTTATCGACGCTACCGAAACCGTGAAGTGGTGCAAGGATATATCAGAAAAAATCACAGCATCTAAAAAAGCTGTGCTCAATCAAACGGCTGGCATTTCTGAGCTATTAGAAACACTCGAAAAAATTGGTAAAAAAACCGACAAAATTCGCATTGGCCTAACTAATTTAATTGACTCTGAAAAAGAGTCACGCAAAATTGAATTAATAAAAGAGTATCGGGGAAAAATCGAAGTTGCTTTAAATCAATTTGAGATTGAAACACGTTATTCTGCACCTGTCCTAAGTGATAATTTCGCAAATTGCATCAAGCACAAAAGAACATTGGACTCAATGCGAGATTCATTGTTTGCCCGTACTCAAGAATTGTTAGCGATTATTGAAATTGAAAAGAAAACAGTTTTAAAAAATGTTGAATATTTCAAAACAATAAACCCAGTCTATGCAAATTTAATTGATAAGACAAAAATCATTAGGCTGCCTTACGATAATTTTGTTTTAATTGTTGAGGCCAACATTGCAAGGATTCAAAAACAATTTGATGATCAAGCAAAATTAGAGGCTGAAAATAAAGCAAAACTTGAGGCTGAATTAAAAGCCAAAATTGAAGCTGAAAAATTGCGTAAAGCTGAAAGCAAAAAACAACTCAATGAACAAAAGCAATTAGCTATTGAGAAGCGATTAGATAGCTACACAAGCGATTTAATCGAACCGACTAATACCATTGCACCAACTCAAGATAAAAACGTTTCTAGCGTTAAAACTGGCGCTATGCAAGTTGGCAAATCTCAAGTGACATGGAATGTCGGAATTGTAACCCGTGACGATGTTCGGCAATACATTGACAATCAAAATTTAACGATTGATTACGCTTTGTATGAGGCAATAATAATTGACTTTTTAAATAGCCGTGCCTGATAATTTTTATGAAGCTGCGACGGCTCGATTTCTAATGCGCAACCGTCGCTTTTTACTGGCAACTCAAGGTAAAGATAAAGCCGTTGAATTTACGGCCAAATTTTTAGCCAAAGAGGAACGATTGAGTAGAGGCTCAAAAGATAGAATTACCGAACTAATGAAACAAATGATAGCAAACGAGGAAAAATAAAAATGTTACGTGACTTAGAAATAAATTTTAAAAACTTTTCACTTGCTGAAAAAATACTATTGTGCTTAATCGGCATTTTAGTTTTTTCAATTTTAGGATTTAGCCTTTTAATTATTGTGAGCGTTTGAGAATGGAACCAATTAAATCATTTTTTGCGCCTGCGCCTTATGGTACACCCTGGACCAAAGAGCAAATCAGAATTATTCAAGGAAAGCAAGTTAATACTGGCCGCTATATCAATGCGAGAAAAACAAAATTGGCTAGCAAGCGATTGGCCCGAATGAATGCAATTGCAAAATTAAAAAACGAATATGGTAGCAGTACATTTACTAGCTACCATATTAGAACGTTTTTAGATTTTGACCATGTCCAAACCAACAATTTAATTACACATTTAAAACGCAATGGAATGGTTATAAAAGTCGGTAAAAATGAAGTCACCAGTAGCTTTATTTATCAATTTGCTCAATAGCTTTTTAACCATTTTCGTAACATCACGCAAATGGTTATTTAGGCCATGCCTCCACTAAGCCCTTGTGCCTTGCTTGGCAAATTTTATAGGCCTCAATTGTTTGCAGTGACCACACTAAAACATCTTTTGATTGGCCGCTTAAAGGCGCATCTAGGTTACTGCAAAGCGTTGTCAGGTTTGCCGGTGGTAATTGTATTTTGAGTGGCTTTGGTAATGAGCTGCAAGCCGTCTGCATCAAAGCAAATGTTGTTATACACAGGACGATATACAATTTTTTCAACGTCACGATAAATCGTTTTAAATTCTGTTTTAGTTTCATTTTGTTTTACTTCAAATTGTGTGCTTGCTACTTGTGCCCTATCAATATTTTCGTCTTGCCTGACTTCGATTTTTTGATCAGCTTTTAAAACTTTTGAGTCGTGTCGCCAATCCTGCACTTGCCATGCGCTACCAAAACCAATCGCAAAAGATGCAACCCCGACAATTAAATAATTAGTCAGCATTTTGAACCTCTTTTTTTTCTAACTCAATTGCCTGAGTGGTCACAATGCGAAGCATAGCGTTAACGACTGGTAAAACAACCGCTAGGACTACATAAAACAAATCAGATACATAAGGCTTAAAAATGTTTGTTGTCGCCTCTAAGGCAATTAAACCCGCAACAAAAGCATTAAATAATATTGTCTTGCTGAGATACCATTTTTTCACTTGTACACCTCTTTTGATAACTCAAAGTGTGGGCCGTCTTTAAATGTTTTCCAGTCACCACCCCACACAATTTTAATTTTTAATTGACCTGATGCCTTTTTCATTGCGTCCGCAATTTTAAAATAAAGCGGCCAATCCCATCGAATCGAATCATTGACTAAGGCAGCCAAATCAACCGCATGGCCTGTCAAATGGCGACTGTTAAGAGTCTGGCTTGCACCCGCTTTAAATAACTGCTCCTGCCTCGCTTTTGACCTCACGCCCTCGATTACTTGAAAATCAATTTCGCTTAACTCAATAGCTAATTTAACAACGGCCACAAGGTCGGGATGCACTCCCGATAGTCTATCAATTGATTTTTTATTGAGCGTTTTAACCATTGCTTCTGTCTTCTTTTCTGTCTAATTTCTCAAACAATAAATTTAAAGTGCTATCCATTTTTGCAAAGCCGTCTTTTACATCGACTTTAATTGAAGCAATAGCGTCTTTAAAATCTTCACGCCTTACAAAGTCATCATGCATTTTTGCATCCATTTGTTTAACGTCCTTTTTTAATTCCACAATCGCTTCCCAAATCACTTTAAGAACCCATCCACCCAGTGCACCACAGAGGGCAATAATATAATTTACCGTTGTTTGGTCCAATTTTTACCCCTGTTTTTACGGCCATACTAAAACTGGCAATTCATTTTCAAAGTCGCTAATGTCGTCTGGCATCGGTCGATTGCCTGCTAAAGCATCGTTTAAAATTTCAGCGCATTTTAACCACGTTTGATCTCTCGACTCAATGCAATACAACGCTTCATTTTTAAATTTGTCATTAGTGCTAGCAACATAACTGCAGGCACTTAAGCAATTGTCATAATTGCGAGTTTTTGCGAAGTCGTCAAGGCGTTGCTGTACCTGCTGAGTGATTCTTGCTTGCACTTGCTCGACTGTTTCGGCATCTACTGGCTGTGGCGCATTGCCTTCTGCTAGCCAAATTTCATACTCTTGAAAATCAATGTTTCTTGAATCTGCAGGTATAAGCGCATTGTCTGCAAGTCGAATGATTGAAGTGGTTTTTGTGAGTTTGTACATTTTTTAAATTCCTTAATTAAAGTCTTGCGTTGGCCGTCCAATCACCCGAAACAACGGCTGTGTTTATACTAGCCACCGTTACACCGTAAATAAAACTATCCGCTGTTGCTGTTGAAATATAAACAGTTCCGTTACTTGCTGTAAAAGCGTTTGTAATTGTAGGTGTAATTCTTTTTCTAACTTTATAAATCATTTGCACCGCAATTACACCACTCGCACCGCCCGCATGAGTACCCCTAAAATAAGCATAACCGTTTTCAAAATATCGCTGACAGATTGCTAATTCTTGTTGTTCTGAACGATTTTGAAACTCCGTAGGAACGCTTGATTTTTCTAATTGTATTTGATCAAAATCAATTGTTGCGCCTGCAAGTAAAGCCGTAGTGCTAAACGAAATTGATAAGCCATTACCTGCATTTGCGCCCGCATTAAAACTAAAGCTAAAGTCACTAACCGAAGTTGTCACATTAAAAGTGCCTGTTGCAATTTGCGCCTGACTTCCAAAAGCATCTTTTACTGTTGCATAACTTGCCGTCCATGTAACAACCCTAGCACTTGATGCCTTACATTTTAGTGAAACTGTGACCGTTTGATTTTTTAAATCAGCGCAACTTGACGCTTCAATTCGCTGACCTAAAGTCAAGCCCGTATTAGACGTTGCACCCGTAAATCGCAATGAGTGCTCACGGCTATTAATGCCTGCTATCTGTTGTGCTGTAATTGTTGCGCCTGTGGATAAACCAACCCATTGATCAAGTAAATATTTAACGCTTGCGCTAACTGGTATTGAGATTGAAGCCCCTGCATTTTCTTGGTCGATTTTAAATTCAGGGTTTACCAATCGGTTTTTGAAGCCCGTTAAACCAACGCCTAGATATTCCCTTGCCTTGGTCTGCTCTGCGCTTGTTGCAATTGTTGCCGTGCCATTGCCTAGCAAGCCTGCTACATAATCATAAAGTAAACCAATGGCAATTTTATAAGTTGCTACCGTTGGCGTACCTGCTAGGTCTGTTCTGTTTGGTGGTGCTGACATTTTTTAAACTCCAAAAAAATTAAAATTAATATGCTTGTATTGTTGCATCAATTAGCCCGTTGACTGATACACCGCTTGAATTAATTACTTCAATGAGTGGGCCGTTAATCGGGTCTTTATCTATAACTCTTGCGCTGATTCCGTTGTTTCCGTCCGCTTGAATTGTCATTTGAATGTTTTTAATTGCATTAAGTGCCTGACCTAAATTTAACCTTGAGCCACCCGCCAAAACAACAACGTCATCAAGCCTAATCAAAATATCTCTAACGTCTAAAATGGCCGTCAATTCTATTAGCTTATCAATGCCTACCCCGCCTGTTGTTTTGACTCTTATTAGAATCTCTGTAGTGTTGTCAATGTTTAATTGACCAATCCACGGCACAGGCTCTAAATAATCATAAACTAGGCTAGCATCTGCACCGTAAAATAAATCGGTATCTAAGCCGTAAAAAGATGTTTGGCTTGGCGTTTGATACTCGATTGTAAAATTATCAGTTGTGAAAAGATAGTTAATTTTTAAAATGCTATCTTTTGTTGCAACAAAAGAAAACTCATAGGTCATTGGTAACGACTGAGAATCACGATAAAACAACTCACTATCAATGCCATACATTGGTAAATTGCCTGCGTTATAAAAAGCGTTAGCGTCCGTTGCTACCAGCTCACCGCCAATAACCGAACAATTTGTTTTTGTGCCTAGCCATAGTGGATGCTGTGGAAAATCAAGCAATAAATTTTCTACAATTACATCGCCTAGATCTTGCGTGATTACAGCAGGGTTTACTGATTCATTGCCCGATGTATCGACCGCCTTAATTAAAATCGTTATGCGCCCGTTTGGCAGGACTGTGAAGCTATAGGGCGACTCGGTTATGATGCCGTCATGCAAAGCTGTTGCCGTATCCCACCAATCATTCTGCCCATATTGGAAACGTATTTTATAGCCTGCAAGGTCCGGTGTGTTTTCGACTGGCAACCATGTTACAACACCAGCATTAATTGTGAAATTACTTACGTCTGGTGGTGGTGCTGACTTGCCTAAAACAAAATGTTCTAACTCCGTCCACTCGCCCCGCTGACCTGAGTTGTTTGAAAACCTGATTTTAATTTTATATGTTTGGCCGTCCGTGACTGGTGCCAAATATGCCACCGTTTGATCACCATCAACCCTTGCACTTGTCCAGTCGTCCGCCCCTGTTGTGTATTGTATTTCTACAAAACCACCTGAATAAATATACTGGTTTTCTGGCAATTCCCAACTGCATTTTATGCGGCTAATAATTGTGCCGTCTGTAGCCGTGTATAAAGCGTCATTGCCTGAACTGATAACTAAGCCATCGACTAACGGCACTTCATAAGGATTGGGTAAATCTGTATTCGGCTCTGGGTCAACTTCTTGGCCTTCAAACTGCGTCCAATCCCAAACGCTTGGCCCCGTTTCGTTAAGCGTGTAATGTATGCCGTTTTCTGATAATGTTCTTTCTAGCACAACAAAAACTTTATTGGTCCACCCATATCGGGCAATACTTAAATAAACGTGTGAGCCTGGCCGTAAATCATACGTTGCATAACTACATAACATTGAGATTGTGACCGCTTGACGCTCTCGCATGATTTCAATTTTTGCCAATCGCTGCGCTGTAATTGCATCTGTGACTAATGGGAAATTAATATTTCGCTCTATCTGCTCGCCATCTTGAGCAATTAAATCATCGTTTTTAACAACTGGTATTTGCTTTTCAACATACAAATCATTGTCCGCAATGTATGTACCGGTAACAGAATTAAAAATATCACGACGTTGAGGAAAGGCTATTAAATTTTCAACTTGTATAATTTCATCTTCTGTAATTGTCATTACTGGTGTTTGATATGCACCCGCTTGTACTGACCATTGACCTTGTACCCATACAACCATACCTGACATTGCGAAAGTTGCAAGATTCAAATTATCTCTTAACCCGTTTTCACAAGATAATGCACCATTGATTGTGTAGCGTTTTTGAGTGTCGCCCGACGGCATTGTTACCAGTTCATCGCAAATATTAGCTGACGCAATTATGTCATTATCATTGACCTCGGATGTTAAACACCTAAGACCTAAATTGCTTGTTAAATAATCCCTAATTGCTAAAGCTGGATTATCTGAGTATGTTGTTAATGTTGTCCTTGGGTCGTAAAGTTTTTTACCCTTAACAACAAAGCGAAACTCTGGAATACCGACCTGTGAAAACACATCATAGTCAGCTTCCCATCTTACATAAACCCATGAAATACCCGTTGCACAATCACCGGCCACTAATTTTTTATTTGATGCCGTTACCAGTTCTGCAGGTAATGCCGTTTGATCACCTTTAAAAACAGTAAATCTAATTAATTTTTTACCGCTTCTTGTGTATTTTGCAGTTGTGACAAAACCGTCTGAATCGACACTAACTTTTTGTGAGCCAATATAAAAAGATTCTACCCCCTCAATTTCATGACCTGCTAGCACTTGTGCGAAGTGATGAAACTGTTTTCTGTTGCCACTAATCCACCACCATGGGATAACACCGCCAACTAAAGCTTTTCCATAAATTGTGTTTTGTGGATAAATACCAGATCTAACAGTGTTTCTTATGTCACTAGCAGGATTGCTAGATTGCATAGAATAACTACCCTGATCTGGTATTGCTGCCTTCGCATCTGCCAAAGCTTTAGCCGCTGCATTAGCTGCTGCCGTTGCTTTTTTTTCTGCTTTTCGGCTAGCATAAACTGATGCACCAACACCAACAACGACAACGGCCGCAGTGGCTGCGGCTGTTGAAATGGCAAATGCTGACGCAACGACCGGTACAACAAAAGCCATTATTTACCTACTTTCCATGCGCAAATTGCCTCTAGCATTTGACCTGTTTCCATTTTTGTTAAACCTGCACCGTGCCATATTGAGCCGTCACAAATTGCGAGTGACGGCATTTCACTGCGCTGTATCATTACAACGTCACCACGCTGTGCAAACGCTGGCCTGATACTTTGCCCTAGCTCTGCACTTGTTAGCGCCTCTAAGCTTGTTTCAAGCAGTCGCAAAGCCTCTTTTTCGTTTGTATAGTTAAATGATTTCATCATCGACTGGCCGGTAATTGCGATTACCGCACCGTCTGCAAACCGACAACAATCATTTTCACCCCACACAAAAGGTTTATCTTTTTTTTCTGCAAAATATTGTGCTAGCAATGCCGGCCAATTATCTAAACGTTTCATAATTAATATTTCATTGTTGCTTTTACTTGCGCTTTTGAAAAAACAATAATTTCTTTATTTGCCATTGTATCGGCATATTTAAAAAAATTGTCAGTTGGCCTAACTCGCTTTAAATCTTGGTCCGAAAATCTTAATAATCTAGGTTTATCCCATTCAATCAAACGATTTTCAGCAGTTACAGACACTACACCTTGAGCCTCATTAAAGCTCTGAGAATCTAGCAACCCCTGCCACACATTAGAATCAATTGCAATTGTTGGCGGCTCTGTTGACTGATTCAATACGGCCATTTGAATTGTGATTTTTTTGCCTTGAATGTTTTCGCTTAACACTCCCGCAATATGCGCCTGTGTGATACCTGCTAACGTTAATGTAAGGCCATTTACTCCGTCGCTTGATTCTTCTATGGGTGCAATTGTTCCCAGTCCCCTTGTACCCGTGTAAGTATCAGCGCCAATAATAATATCAAAATCAAGACTAGTTAAAAATAAATTACCGCTTGTCAATTCCAATTTTGCAAGCCAAAACCAACTCACAAACTCACCTGATATCGAATTTACAAACGATGTTGAAATGGTAGGTCTAACGGCCATTAAAACACCTCGATTAAATCAATTGTTAAAGGTGTAGCCACTTGACCAACTCTTGCAAAGTCGCCAACATTAGAGTTATAAAGCCACTTAGTTGTAGGCGCATTAAGCACCACCGCTGTATCAATTGGATAAGTCGCTCTTGATGGTATCGCTACAGTCACAGTCATAACCCCGCCTGCGCTTGATGTTGCATCAAAAGCAGTCATGAATAATTGTGAGCCAATGCCCAACATTGAACCGGCCAATAATGTTTTACTTGCACCGCAATTTTTTAAAACAACTGTCGAGCCAAATTGCGCTAATGTTGAGCTCAACAAAACACCTGTTGTATTGATTGTGCCTAGTGGTTTTTTTCGGTCTAACCTTGGCATAACTATTTTATGTTGCCGTCTAATCAGCGAAAAAAAGCCCTCAATTTCTGCTCTGTCAGCAGGCAAATGATTGTCATAAATTAAACTACAAGCCCACCTTGCACCAGGTAAAGACGTTGTTTGAATTGCGCCCGACAATTGACTCTCAAAAACTCGTGCATTATCCCTAAAGCCCCAAATAATAGAGCGAGGAATAAAAATTCTTTCAGCCGGAAAATTATAGTCAGCCATTACATCCTACCTCTTTTTCTGTCGTCAATTAATTGCTGTCTAGCCATAGCGGCCCCCAACATTGCGGCATCTAAAACCTGACCCCTGTCGTTTGCACCTGAAAAATTATAGGTTTGATTAATTACAACATTGCGCCCACCGCTTGAAACTTGCTGACCTTTTGTGTGATCGACAACCGTTTCATCTGGATGCAGGACGGCATAAAAACCGCCCTTACCATCCACACCGCCCGACCTTGTGCCGGTACCTGTATAACCACCGCCATCAAAACTAAATAGGCCGGCCAACCACCCGCCTGCAGCTTTGGCGATTGGCGCAATAATTTGTTGTTGCACTATCATGTAAGCAAGGTCAGCCGCTAATTTTTCTAAAAGTCTGCCAAAACTCCCGCCATCTCTGATAGCCGTCATAAATGTATTGGTAATTGCGCCCTCAAAACTTCTTGATAATTCGGTATTGGTTTTTATTTTTTCACCCTGATCATCTGCACCCGCTTTATAAGTATCAAAATAACTTTGTGTTGCTCGCTCTAACGTTTCTAAATTAATTGCGCCTGCCTGATACAAGCTATTAATGTTTTGAATTTGATTAGCATAAATTTCTGCAGGTGTTCGCATTTGTTCAAAAATGCTTTTACCTTGACTCATTAAATCTTCTTGCAATTCTTTTCGTCTTTGCTCTGCGTCTTCTAGCGCTTGTTGAAAATCTAATTCTTTTTTGTCAGCATCAACTATCTGAGCTGAGTTTAAAATTCTTTCTTTTTGCGACGGCAATATTTTACCAAAACGTCCGCTCTCGATTTCTGCTAACGCTCGCTGTTCGGTTGATTGCTCTTTGAATTTTGTGGTTTGCTGGTCAAGTGACTTGATGTAATCTTCGACCGCTTTTTGTTGTTGTTCTGCGTCCCGCTTGGCTCGCTCTGCTTCGCTTTGTGCTTTTGATGCAAACTTGCTTCTTTCGCTTGCTAATTTTTTTAATCGGTCTTCTTCGGCTTTTTGTTTTTTTGCAATGTCGGCTGCCGTTTCTAAAACTCCCTCGTCGCCCGTGCCTTTAATGCGACCCTGATAACCTCGCATTTCATAAGCGCTTGTTGGCCCTGTTTTTTTACTTGGGTCTGCTAATTGCTCACCAACAAAAGGCACTAGGCCGGCCATTAAGCGCAACGTCCTAATTGAGTTACTCATCTTTTCAATTGGGCCGTTGTATTCCTCAATTGACTTGTTAATGGCACTGAATACCGACGTAATGGCCGGCATTAAACCAGTCGCCAAACTTCTACCCGTTGCGCTTGCTTGGTCTTCTAATTCTTTTAATTGCTCACTATATCTTTTTGAGTCGTCAAGGGCTTTACCGCCCATAATTGCGCCTGCGTCTTTGGCCTTATTACCCATCTCTTGCATGGCTTGGCCGTTATTGCGAAGCAATGGCAATAAAAGCGTTGCGTCATCCGCTATCGCTTCCATGTAAGTCGTCATTTGAGCATGATTGACTCCCGCTTTTTCAAGACTTGAAACGTAAAGCCCTAACGCCTCTGGCCCACTTAAGCGCCTGAAACTATCGGCCGTAACGCCTACTTTTGGCGCTATCACCTCGAAAAAATCTTTTAACTCACCGCCACCAGTATTTAAAAATTCGCCTACTTTTTCATTAGTATCTTTAAAAATACTTGCTAGTTTTTCCTGATTAATTCCTACCGATTTTGCACCATAGGCCAAAGCCTGAAAAGAGTCGGTAGAGATGCCTACCAACTGCGATAAATTTCTAACTTCCGCTGCGTAGTTGGCCGTATCATTGACTAAGTTTGATAAAAACTTAATACCCTCTAAACCCGCATAAGCACTAACAATGCCTTTTAATGAGTCGCCAACTTTTGCAAATGAATCGGATATTAAGTTAGCCTGATCTTTAGCAATTCTTGTTGACCTTTTAATCTCATTTTCAAACGAGGCCATCTTGGCCGTGATGTCAACCGTTAGCTGTGCAATTGCCATTTTTATTCCCTTGTTAATTCCTGCATAACGACTTCAAGCAACGGCCAATCACTAACGTTATAAAGAGTATCGTATAGAGGCCACATAGCAGGCTTAAAGCCCCCGCACCAATTAAAACAATGCAAAGCTTTACTAGATAATTCGCAAAGCTCTGGAGGCTCGCTAATAAGCCCCAATTCTCTAGCCGCTTCATTGCTTCCCTCTTTGCGATACTCTTTTAATTCGATTAGTTTTTTTTTGCGTCATTCGCCAATTCTTTTTTTTCAAAGATTTTCTTTAATAAAAGATCAGATAGAGTTTCAGCATTTTTATGATTGGCATCTAAAAATTCAACAATTAAATCTTTGTCAAAATCGACCGAATCACTATCATTTTGACCCGTCAAATAACCCACCGTTAAACCCGTCCATCCAGTGATAGACGACTCTAATAACGAACGTTTAAACAGTAGCATAGCCTCTGGCTTTTTATCGCCTAGGCCTGCTTTAACGGCTAAAATTTGTGAATCAAAATCACTCGGTAAAACCAGCTCAACCACCACATTATCAACTTGCGTATTAATGAGTCGCTGAGCTTTTATTTTTCGCTTTAAGTCGTTAATGTCCATGATTAGCTAGCGTAACGTGTAGCTCTACAAGTTGCACTAAAAGCAAGACCTAAGCTATTGACTTGGCCGGCTGCAATGACAGGAGTTTTAGCCATTGACCAGTAGCCGTTACTTAATGTTCTTGAGCCATTAGCAAACACCATGCGAAGTGGTGAAACTGTGTTAGCGTCTGAGATTGCGTCAACGATTGGGTACCATGCTAATGATGGGTCGTCATAAACTGACATCGTGAATGTTGTTACACTGCGACCGTCTGGTATTTGTTTGTCGTCTGGGTCATCAAGTGTAGAACTTGGCGCATACTTTGGCTCGCCGCCTGCAACTGATAAACCACCGTCTTTTTTGATCTGTGTAATTTCAGTCCATGCTGTGATCTCTTGAATTGAGCCGGTGCCTGAACCTGCAGGGTACTGATCTGTTGAAGTAGTATTAATGCCTTCAAGCGTTACTGAATTGGTGACCACCGTCTTGACTCGTGCCACACGATAATCAAGCAATGACCAACCCGAACGCACAACAACATAATCACCAGCGACTAAAGCATGACCCGCTGCAACCGTTAAAACTGTTTCAGCGGCATTTGTAGCGGCTGAAACGGCATAAGATGTACCCAATGTTGAACCAATAGAAACTTTTGTTCCTGTAGCTAAAGATAAAGCCATTTTTATAACTCCATAAAAAAATTAAAACTCAAAAATACCAACGATAACGCCCGTGCCGTGCTCGTCTAGTTCCTCATTATACAAGTCGTTTCTATCTGAAACTTCATGTATTCCACCCGATAAAATACCCTCAATAATTTGAGCAATATTTGCTGATTCCGCCCTTGTGTCTGCCCATATTTGCACCTCTATTTTAGCCTCTCGCATCAAAATATTATTTTGCAAATCTTTGGTGTATTCTGTGCCGTTTCTGGCAAACATAATAAACGGCTTTTGCCATTCTTGTTCTGCCCTATCTGACACAATGCGACTACCGACAATGGCCGTTAATGCACTGCTAGCAGTCAATAAATTTCTTAAAATAATTTCAGCTTGCACGATTTTTACTTTCAATGAAAATCATAAATAATCTTTCAATAATTTGCAAAGATTCTGATAGTTTAGGCGCACCTGATTGTATAAATTTTCTGCCTCTTATTGAATAACTAGCCTGCTTAACCACCCTTGGCCTTTTTTTCTTGCTTGTTGTTTTTTGCCTATTACCAGGCGACCAACCCTGATTTACAAAACTCCAGTAAAAAGGGTCTAACCTTGATTTTGAACCCCTGTTTTCTTTTTTTGCAGGTTTTACATTTACAAAAACACCTATATTTTTTTGCCGCCTATCAATACTTGATCGTCTAATTGATACACTTCTTCTGACAAGTCCGGCTGACCTTGTTTTTGTCTTATTCTTTTTAGAACCGCCTCGCATGACTGGCGCATTTTTTTTAATTTCCGCTTTAACGACTTCTGCGCCTTTTGAGATCATTGTAAACACTTCTTTTGTGCGCATCTTTTTTTCTAATGACTTGAGCGCATTTTCAAGATTGTCTAAACCCTTCAACTCTACATTATCGGCCATCTTTTACACCTTCAATAGCCATCAACTCTAGCCACTCTTTACGGCCTGCCAATGGTATAACTCCGGTTATATCGTAGCCTTTACCGTCAAATTCAATTCTGTTTAAAGTTGTTATATCGGAACGATAGCGAATAGTAAACTTAACAGTTGTTTCTTGATTAATTTGAGCGGCTGCAAAAAATTCTCTGCCTCTTACGGCCATAACATTAGCCCACAATTCGGCCAACAACACCCAAACAATAGCGGCCTGACCGTATTCGTCTTGCGTCTTAGTTGGACTCATTATTTTTATTCTACTGCGTAACTGTGAGGCATCCATTTTTTAAACTCCCATGCCTAAACGATATGGGTCTAATAGCCATTTAATCACGTTCGGCATTTGCAGGCCCTGCACTTGAGCCACTTCTTTAGGATCTCTATTTTCATAAATCATTGCAGTTTGCAATAACACTGCTGACTTAATAGCGTCATCCATAACTAAACCCGTTGTGTCTGTGCCTGCGCTTGTTGCATATAGCACTCTACCTAAATAATTTGAGATTGATTTTTCAGCCGCATTTAAATAAATTTGAATGGCTGAATCTTCGGCTGTGCCGTCAACTCTTAAATGCAATTTTGCCTCTGCTAATGTTGTAATACTCATTACGGCCTTTCCTCGTATCTCAATTTTAGAAAACCGTTTGCTGTTGCGCCATCGGTATTATGCAAACGCAAATAATAATTACCAGCGTTAAAGCCTAATGGCTGATTTTCGTCAACTTGTTGTACCGTTGCTTTATTTGCATTGCTACCACTCACAACGTCAAAAGCATCAACCACAAGGCCACCTGTGTGACCTCCACCCGTTGCAAACGTTACTTGGCCGGCATAACTGCTAGCCGTTGTCATTTGATTGGTTTTCATTGGCGTGATTGACGTTGCGAAACTTCCCGACTCGGTACCGCCTGCGACTAATTCAACTCTTAATTGTGAGATTGTTAAATCGACACTGAAACCATACAAAATAGAATTAATTGGCGAAACAATTTTAAAAACTTGTGTGGCACCTGATGCAATTGTGAACTCACGCAAAACCCTAAATTCACGGCCCGCAAAAAATCCTGTTTGGCCTACATCCACTCTTAGCCGTGCATATTGGCCGTTAGCGTCGGTCATTAAAACTTTTGGAGGGTATGCCTCTATTCGCTCGGCATGAGTCCCGTCTTGCATATCGACTAGCATTTTTTTTAATTCTTGCCATGCGAAAAAGACTTTGTTCATTTTTTACTTGATTTTTTAACGACTGCTTTTGTTTCAATGGCCTGCTCTAAAGGCTTAGAAACGTTTGTAATCGCTTTATTTTCAATTGCTGTAGCCTCGCCCCTGTTAATGTACCATTGCGCCTTATGCGCTGGCAAATCAACTTCTTGATCAGCTACAAGTAAACCTGCAACATCATCATAAACACGTTTTTTTGAAATGATTTTAATTAGCATTTTTTAAATAGGCGCATCGTTTTTTAGACAATGCGCCTTTGTTTAATTTACAAAATTAAGCGGCTGGCGTAAACAAGCCGTAACGAATACCTGCAGGTCGCTCCACACCTAAGCCTAAACGCTCTTCGGCTCGGATTGTGATAAGGTTTTTGGTAAAGTCATCGTTGACATAACCCATTTCAATCACGGCTGAATTGCGATTGTAGATCATTGTGCTGGTACGTAATGCGGCCACAATGAATGAGCCTGCAGGCACATGATTAGAGATTACGATTTGCAAGCCAAAAGGATTCATTCCCGCTGTGGTGCCGGCCATGCCATACAAATACAATCCTGCGCCTGCGCTCTCACGTGCTCGCTCCATCGCACCCCAGTCAGCAGGGTTAACAATAACTGAATCTGGCATATTACCAGTAGCCCACATTGCATACTTGGCACGATTGATAGCATCAATTAATAAATCACCGGCCACAGGAGTGTAGGCAACGAAGTTACCGCTGTCTGTTAAACCGCTTAACTGTGGGCTGGTACCATTACCGACAATCAATTGAGCGTCAATTTTTTGAGCTAAACCGTCACGCAAACGAGTATCAATGTAAGCAGTGATAGCAGGTGCATCTTCCATCAATTGTTTGCTAATTTTAATGAAATGCGCAACTGTTTGAACTGGCACATCATACTGCTCGAAAGTCAAAACTGATTCTGGCTTAGCGGCTGCTTGTGCTGTTTCTGCTGCATTGTTTGTCCATACTAATTCACGCAAAGACTGAACGCTGTTAGAGGTCACAGGGATGCTAGTAATAGCATTACGAACCGTCAAAGGCGCAAATGAACCAGGGATAACACCAGGCATTTGAGTCGGGAAAGTCGTGCCTGTACCTGATAAAACAGTGTTTTTAATTTCTAATCGGGCATTGCTTGACTTGCCTTCAATGAATGACTTATAAGCGTCTGATTCAACAAATTGTGCTGAAACCGATTTCGTGTTGGTCACACCAGTTGGTAATTGAGCGTGTTTTTGCGCCAATTCTTGCATCTGTAAAGAAAGCTCTTTGAACTTCTCTGACATTGCTTTAACTTCACCTTTTACCTCGGTATCAGTGCTGCCTTTTTCTTTGAGTTGACCCTCGAATTTTTCGATTGCTGACTCTAATTTTTTCTCTTGGGCTTTCAAACCCGCTTCGATAATGTCTTTCAATTCCATTTTTTAGACCTTGTTAAATGACTTAAATAATTGTGCAATTTCTTGCGCTTCCTTTTTGCCATTATCAAAATCGCTTTGAATGACTGCTTTAATACGTGACACTACTGCACACGCTTCAAGCCTACTTAGCCCCGCTGAATCTCTCAACGTTGCTTCAATTTCCCTAATACTTTTTGCTTGCTCAATTGCTGATTTAATACTGCTAACAGTTGCGTTAATGTCTGCAGGCTCCTCAACAATTGAGATCTCTACCAGCTCAATATCTTTTAATAATCTTGTTCCATTGGGGTTTTCTACTGCGCTTTTAGCAATGTAACCAATTGATAAGCCATCTACCGCACCATGCTTAAGACTTGCATAAGTGTCGATTGCTTTTGAATGTCCAGGTGTTAATTCACCCTCGACAAATAAACCTGTTTTATCTGTCGTCATGCGCAACCATTTACCAATCACAGGGCCGTAATGATTCCAACGCATTCTAACCGGCCTTACACGCTCTTTCAGCGTTAAATCATAGGCGTTAGGGTCGATAGTATCACCATAAGAATCGACCTGTCCAAAGACGCTAGCGTAACCTGAAAAAGTCATGCCTTCGCCAACAAACTTTAAATCTAACTTTTGCAAATCTAGTTTTTTAAATGCCAAACTCATTTTTTGTTACCTTTATAAATTAAATCCATGTCGGGCTTTTCTGGATGTTCTGGCCCGTGATTATCTTCATTTTCATTATCTGCAATTGGCATCATTGCGCCCTGCATATACAATTGATCACCGCCATCTTTTGGCTCTAGGTTTTCTAATTTTCTTGCTTCATTGGGCGTCATTACGCCCGATGCAATGGCGACTCTGTAAGCCTCGAAACGACTTTTTAAACTTGCTCGCAATAGCGCATCAAAATCAAATTCAAATTCAATACTGTCACGTTCTACCAATGACGCCAAATGCACCTTCATTGATTGTTCGACTTTTTCAAGCAATGGCCTCATTGTCAGTTTATAAAAGCCGTCCATAATCTGCTCAATTCCCGTGCCCCACGTGCTGGTGCCGTTGTTATCGTTGACCATTACACTAGGCACACCGTACCACCTGCAGATCTCTGCAATTTGAAACTTGCGACTAGCTAATAATTCAATGTCTTGAGGGCTTAAAGAAACTTGGTTAAATTTAAAACCACCTTCAAGCACTAAAAGCCTGTCGCTGGTTGAGCTGGTTAAATCACTAAAACTAGCTCTTACCTCGGCTCGTTGCGAAGCAGTCAAAAACTTGTCAACTGTTAAAACTCCTGACGGCTTGGCACCGTTAGAATAAATTTTTGTTACGGCTGATTCTGCGGCTTGAGCAATACCTAGGCTGTTTCGCTGATATGCTAATGGACTCATTCCGATAGTACCGCTACCCATTAGTTTTAAGTGCCACACTCTGGCACTACTTAACACCGCTAAACTTCCGTTGTCTTGTATGTATTGGTACACAATCTCGCCATCGCTTAACATTTCTACAGTGACCTGCGAACTCATGATGGGTAATAAGCTAACAATTCTGTCGCCTAATTTATCAACCAACACATAAGCGTTACCGTGCACAATAAGATTCAAAAATACTGTTTCAAAAAACTCATTTTTTGTTTGATAACGATTGACTTTACCGTTAAACAATTGTGTTAAAGCATGGTTTTTTGCTTCTTTTCTACCGTCATCGTCTTTTTTATAAACTGTTAGAGGCAAGCTTGAAGCCGTTTCGGAAAGCAATTTAACGCAGGCCCACACTGCTGACAACTGCATTGCAGAATCATAGGTAACAGGCGAGGCGCTAGCAGTCGCATACGAGTTGGGCAATGGCGATTGAATGCCAACGGCTCGCCTCAATCCGTCCACTGCCCAGTTGAAAATTCCGCTAAATAAATTCATTTATATTACGATTGGATTAGATAAAAAACCTTGCATATCGCCCTCTGTATCTTCTTTTTCTATGGCACCTAAAGCCATTGTTACGGCTACTGCCCCGTCAATCCTACCTGTTGCTTTCATCTTGTCAAGTTTTCTGTTAGATGCTGCGTCCTGTACCACTCTAGCGTTAGCCATACACATAGTCAAAACTGGATTATTACCGTGCCTTATCTTTTCATTGAGTAGCAATGTTTCAAAGTTTTCAAGGGCTGGTGACATATCTTTAAACCCCTGACCGAACTCGACCAATGGCAACTCTACACCCAGTTTGGTAAACTCTGTTTTTAATAAATCAATGCGCCACCGGTCAAACGCTACCGATTCAACGGCCACGCCTTCTAGCGCCTCTGCAATTTCTTTTGCTAGCGCTTCGTAATCAAGCGAAGCACCAGGTAAAGCCCTAATAAAACCCTCTTTTTCCCATAGGTCATAAGGTGCCCTATCACGTTTTGCCCTCTCTTTAAGCCCCTTTTCAGGTGTCCAAAACAAAACTTTAACGTGCCATTTCTCACCATCAAAGCAAGCCATTGCCATAGCCGTTAAGTCGTTTCTTGCTGACAAATCAAGACCCACATAAGTTTTGTTTTTGTAAAAAATAGAGTCGTCAACGTCCTGACTATTTAACAACCACACACCCTTACTAACAAATGGTGTTGTTGTTTCGACTCGCTGATTAAGCACTAAATTTCTAAATGTTGACTCAAAAGACGGCATCCTTTCGGCTCTGTCCGCTTGTTCTTCTACATCTTTTTTAGATCTAAAATTACCCATTGCAGGATTAGCGTCAATCCATCCTTTCGGGTCATCTACTTTTGCCTCTTTATCGGCACAATACACGTGCGAAACAATCCTTTCATCACCGCTTTTTTGCGCATCATCAAGCCAAATTGAGAACAAATCGTTATCGTTTGATGCCTGAGTGCTGATTGCAAACAACATGGGACTCTCATAAGCCCCTTGAGCCGTAATTATGGCATCAATAAAATCAGATTGTGGGCCTTTAACCTGCCCCACTTCATCAAGAATCGCTATTAATGGACTCTTACCGTGCGCTGTTTTTCCCTCTGCTGATATGGCCGCATACTCCACATTTTTAGAAAGCCCTAGAATCATTTTTTTTGAGGGTATTGTTTTACAACGCTGGGATAATTCAGGACTTAGGCCAATCATTTTTGAGGCGTAATTGTAAACTTCGGCTGCTTGGTCTTTTGACATTGCGCCACTGTACAGCCTAGAATTCAAAACGGCTTCTGGACCGGCAATAAACACCATTAGCAAGCAAGCTATTAAGCCCGTCTTGCCGTTTTTCCTAGCGATAGATAGATAAGCCCGTCTTGTGCCTTTTTTATTGTCAAAGACGCTATAAAAAAATGCCTGCTGAAAAGTGTCAAGCTTTACGAGTTGGCCGGTTAAAACTCCCTCTGGTACCCTTAGATAACTCTCAACGAATTTCATTGCTCGCTCTGCTCTGGTCAGGCTTTTGACTTTTAATGCTCTCCAATTGCGAATTTTAGGCACAATACCGCACTGTATGGCCTTGATTGTGGACTGTGGTAACTTCATGCCAATAAGTCGCCTGTTACTTCATCCCTTGCTTTCTCGGCTTCACGTTGCAATTTACGGCCCTTGACCAAATCTCTTGTGTCACCAGTACCCGCACCCGCTATTTTTAATGTTCGCATTAGTGCCATTTCACGCCTTGCAAGTTGTTCTAAGACTGAGTTTCTAGGATTCATAACGGCTGTACCCTTATCGTTTTTAATAACGCTACCCTCATCCTCCATTGCTTCGCTCTCGGCTTCAATGTCACTCATGCACCTAGCCAATTGAGCGGCCATTAATGCGGCTATTAATGCTTCATTGGCATTACCTGACTGTCCACCACACGTAAAGCTAAGAGAGCGTGACCGGCCATTTTGGCATGATGTGCTTCGTGCGCGCGCGCGAGACGAGTGGAC